TGATATGTAAGAGAAATCCCGATACCTTGCTTCTTGAGATAGCGTCAGAGGAAGCTGGTGAGACTTATGACGTCGAAAAAATCTGCTCAGTACTCAAGGCTGGTCCCATCGAGACTCGCGGGGCTTTTATAGATGCCTTGATGGATGATAAGATTGCTAACTCGGAGCGAACAGCTCGGCGTATGATCGACTGGGTAATAAGAAAAGGCTCTATCTATGTTATAAAGCAAGGTAATAAGAATATTTATTCTCTGGATTCAGAATATTCCTTGCAGTGCAAAGGGCTTTGGCCGGTATGTGACAGTTGATGGTTGGCGTGACAAAAGTAAAAAAATAAGGAGGTGTAAAAGTAAAATGGAAGAGAGGGTGCATGGCAATACCAGGCATGGACATAATTTAAATGGTAAACCAAGTCCAACTTATCGTTCTTGGTATCATATGAAAGATCGGTGCCAAAATTCTAGTCATCCCCATTATAAAGATTACGGTGCTCGCGGCATTAGGGTCTGCGAAAGATGGCAGGATTTCGCTAATTTTCTCGCAGATATGGGCGAGCGCCCAGAAGATAAAACTCTAGATCGTATTGATAATAATAAAGGATATGAACCTGGCAATTGCCGTTGGGCTACTAAAAAACAGCAAACTCAAAATCGGAGAGTTCTTAAAACTCAGCGCCTTTTTGTAGCCACCAATAGACAGGGGAAGGTTGTCACTTCGAACAACCAGCACGAATTTGCCAAGCAGTACGGCTTGGATCAGCGTAATATTAATGCTTGTTTAAATGACAAGCGCAAATCTCACAGGGGGTGGAAATTTTATTATGCAAAAGATTATCTGGCTCCAGTTGTGCTATAGGCGCTAGGTTTTAGTCTTTGCAAAAAAAAAAAAAAAAAAAAAAAAAAAAAAATCGAAAAAAGTACTTGACAGAATAACTTTTATGATTTAAGTTGTAGGCAAGATGAAAATCTCAGAGAAAAAAGGAGGCGGAAAAATGAATTGGTTGGACAACTTTAAATCTGAAGCCTTAATATATGAGGAAGGAAAACAAGGGGCTTTGATCGTTAAACTCCTTCAGGCAGCTAGAGTTAATAGGCTCCGCCGCAAAATTCTCTATCGCAATGCTGTCGAAAGTGGAGTTGATAGTCGTTTCGCGCGATTCTACCTTCTGGCAAAGGATGACCTGCCACAAGGCAGGACGGAGGGCTAAGGATATGGAAGAAACTCGCACTTGTGCAGTCTGTGGTGAGAAAAAACCCTTAAAAGATTTTGGTGACGGGACTTCCGTGCCCAAAACGACGTGTCTTTCATGCCACCAAAAAGCCAAGGAGCCAAAAAGGCACCTTAAAGAGAAAAAAATAGATCCAGTTTCACAGTTTCTGGAAGAACTCAAGAAAGAAGGAAGGATGAGTGTGAAATGCTATACATCTACCAATGTTTATATTGCCAATATAAGATTGAAAAAGAACAGAGTATAAAAGATGAAAAATATGAACGTCTCTATTGCCCGTGTTGCCGCCGCGTCAACCCTGTTAAGCGCTTAATTTGCGGAGGGACTTCATTCATTCTAAAGGGCTCTGGATGGGCAAAAGACGGTTACCAGAAAAAAAAGTTAAAAAAGTACTTGACAAGTTAGAATGGATGCATTAAAGTGGGGTTAACGCTGAAAGAAAAAGGCAAAAAACAAGGAGGCAAGAAGACAATGATAGATCAGAGGGCATTTTTAATGATTGATTTGGTTAAGAGCGCTCTGCTTCGCCGGATGGAGCGGGAATCGAAGATGATTCTGTCCGACGATTTCCTTTCCGAGGAGAGAAGGTGCAAGACTGTTGCGTTATATAACGCAATAAGCTGGGATTTTGTAAATTACATCAAAAAGCTTCACATGGTGAAGAACCCCGAGTTTCTGCTCGCACTGGCGAACAATGCCGTTATAACCTTTTCCAACAATTTACACTCGGCTTGGATCTATGCCTATGATGGAAAGTTTGGACCGAACTATCCTGTCAACTGGCTGATGGTCGAATCTTATTCATAGGATTCGCAAATACAGAAAGCGAAGGGGCAAGAAGAAAATGTGTACATTTGACTATTTCGAATTAATAAAAAAGCACGCCCTTGGGGAAAAGCTCTCGCCGGCTGAAATCGAGTACTTGGCTTATATAGAGTACAGTGAATTTAGGGGAGAGACTTCACGCGAGTATGCAGAAGGAATAGAGTGGGATCTGATCTTGCCTGCATTAGAGAGCGTGAATAACAATAATTAAAAGGAAAGAGGGCAATGGGCAAGAAGAAAACAACAATAGATGGCAACACCCAGGATGGGTCACAGTACATCATCTCCGTCGAGAAAGGGAAATTCTTCAGAGCAGTACTCAGTCCTGATCGCTGTCACTATCGACGGATCAATGAGCACACCTGGCATAGTTTAGCTTGTGGATGTATCATTTATCGCTGGCCAGGGGACTGCGAGATTTACGAGAACTGCGCTGCAGAGTTTGAGAAGCGCCTCTCCAATTACGAGAGAGAAATTAAGGAGATGAAATCCACAGAAATGTTAAGAAGAATCGAGATGAAATATCCCCTCCGGGCTTGGCTCAATGGAGACACAGGTGAGCATCGGGGCGGAAAGTGTAATATTAAAACCAAAATCACAAAAAACAAGAAATAGGAGGAAAAGAAAATGAGAGCAAAGATGAAGATGGTAGCAGTTGCGTTAGGAGCCTTTATGCTGGCAGGGTGTATTACGGTAGGACCGGTAGTGACCGATGTAACCTTGCGGGGGAATAAGATTGTAGTGGAAAAGACGACCTTTCAGTATAACGATTTTACGGGACGAATTTCTGAAAAAAGCCGAACCGTTGAAGAGATAGGAGTGGTAGAATGATGCTAACAAAAAAGAAAGCACTGGAAGAAACCATAGAATTGTGGACCCAGCTTGCCGACAAGGCTGCACTGCATGTTGTCGTGGACAAAATGGAAATTGACGGTCCTTGGGATGATTACCCCTACCAATGTCCGTGCTGCAAATACACAGAACTCTCTTATACCGAAACAGGGTTGGCTTTGGCCAGAGAAGAAGAATATCTGTACTGCCTAATGTTTTGCCCTATGAGAGAGCAATGGGGTTATTATGCAGAGAAAACACAAGAGAAAGTAAAGCTGTGCATTGCATCCGGGTCCCCTTTTAAGTTCTGGAGCGATATAGTGGAAAGCGAAGAGATAGAGCATGCCCTTTTTTACGATCTGGAGTTCTTCTGCAGGTTGATAGTTGAGCTGGCTCAGGAGGCTCTGCTTGATTGTATCAATCAGGATGATGAGGGCAGCTAGTTGGAAGGAGGCCGGTGATGGAAAATAATCTTATTGAAGAGCTGAAAAAGTATAGGTCGTGGGTTGACTGGAAGTTAATCGATGGAAGGAAAATCCCTATCAATCCAAGGACTGGGAGGGCAGCTAGTAGTGCAGATCCTGAGACCTGGAGCGAGTTCGACGAAGTTGGGCTTAAATCACCGAATAGAGGGTTTGTGTTGAGTAACGAAGATCCATTCACTTGTGTGGATATTGATCACTGCCTCACCCCCACAGGTGTAGTAGATGGCCAGCAAAATTGGGAGATGAGCGAAAAAGCTGTTAAAATTGTTGCTTTTTTCGACTCCTATACAGAAGTTAGTCCTTCCGGAACCGGCCTCCACATTTGGGTTAAGGGGAAAATTCCTGCCGCTATTAAGCGCTCAGATTTTGAAATCTATTCCACGAAGCGTTATATAACTATCACGGAAAATCCGCTATTTAATTCGGAAATCCAGGATAGGCAAAAGCAGATAGATGCAATCTATGCAAAGTACGGGCAGGATAGGCAGAAACAATTAGATGCAATCTATGCAAAGTACGGGCAAGAAAAAGGCGAAATACAAGAAATGGATCTTGATGCCGAAAGCGAAAAAAAGTGTATAGAAGAATTAAGAAGTGTTTACCGGAAGTCTCGGAGGATGAGAGACATCTGGAATTACAAATTAGACTTCGTTAAGGCTGATGGTGAGAGTCCTGACGAGTCTTGCTATGACTTAGCGCTTGCCAACCTTTTGCGCAATTGGTCAGCGGAGAAAATACTTTGGGCGCTTAAGTTTCGGAGGGCTCAGTTGGGAGTAAAACCGAAACACAATAAAGCTTTAATCCTGACGATAAGTAAAGTAAAGCAAGGTATTGAAGATTAATATTAAGAAAGGTAGAAGGAGGTACAGCATGAGCGAACAATATATTGCAGAATTTAAAGGTTTCTCAAGGGAAGAAATTGAAGAGATGGTCCGTGCCAAATATGGGAATTTCATTTTTGAAGACCAAGGGAATGGCACCTTAGTATGTTATCCTACCGCCAGGGGTCAAGTTACTGTACGGCCGTTATCTCAGGTTGCGAAGGAGCGGGTCTATCTGGAAAAAGCAAGAACCGCTGCTCAGCTGCGCAAAGATCGGAAAATTCGCTTTTTAATTCACAAGGCTATTAGGGAGCTGGAAAATATTATCGATTCAAAGCTTTCAGATGGCGAAAGAGAGGTGTAACGTGATAATAGCAGCCCTTGACCCGGGAATAAATGGAGGAATTGCAAGGCTTGAGTGCACTGGTGGCAAAATTAAAAAAGCTACTGCCATCCCTATGCCTGTCAATCAAAAAGAGCTTGATCTGGCTGAGATCGTCAAGTTTATCCAGGGAGCTGATCATTGCTTTATTGAGCGGGTCTGGGGCTTTCCAGGCGGATCAAGCCAATCGCTTTGTACGACTTGCATGAATTACGGCAAGTTACTCGCATTAATCTGGGTAGAGCGCATTCCATGCGATGAGATTCCACCCCGAACATGGCAAGCGAAAATATTGCCCAAGGATTGCTTGGATACTAAAAAAGCTTCAGTCGCTATTTGCCAGGAGAAATTCCCTAAAGTAAGTTTAACCCCAGGGCGTAAGAGGAAGGCTCATGACGGGATGGCCGATGCGCTGTGTATAGCTCTTTATGGCTGGCTATATGTAATCTGAAAAAAGTTTCAAAAAGTGCTTGACAAAATGATCATCATGGTTTAAAGTAGGGGTAACATAAAAACAAGGGGGCAAAAGTATGAATCAATTAAGTGAAAAGATCTTAAGGATTAACGAGCTCTTAGATTCAAAGGGTGCTCGGGCGGTCCAAAAGAAGCCCGGCCTGGGGAATCGGCCAGAGCTTTTTGGCTACATTCCTCAGTTCGTCTTCGATGCAGTGAGTGAGGTTTTGGGTGCCGACAGTTGGAGCCACACAGTAGATGAGCACTTCCACACAGACAAGCAAGCAGTAGTCAGGGTTACCGTAACCATCGGTGGTGCCAGTCATACCCAGTTCGGTGAATCTCAGATAATTAGAGGTGACACGGGGTCGGCTCTCAAAGGCGCCGTAACTGATGCCGTTCAGAAGTGCTTAGCTCTCTTTGGGATTGGTGGAAAAGCCTATCGCGGTGAGCTTAAGCCTGTCTTTCAAGCCGGCACGTCTATGAGTTTGGTGGATGCTGAATCTCCGTCTGAGTTCGATCAGCTCTGTCGGGAAGCTCGGGCGCTGAATAAAGGCTCAGGAAAGCCGGACCTTGAGCAGGGGCGCGCCTTCTGGAAGAAGTGTATGGCAACTGGTCGCCTGAAGGGTTTGTCTGAAACTGAGAAGACTCAGCTCGCAAAAATCTTGAGGGGTGCATAAAATGAGTGGCGCTACCATAAAAGCGGGAGTGTATAAAAATCTTGACATGGAGGCTTATCACTCAGATCCAGCACTGTCCCGCTCAGACATTGTAAGAATGTTGAGATCAATGCGACATTTCAAGTTTTACAGCAAGCCTGAGAGCAGCTCACCGCACTTCCGTATAGGCACGGCTCTTCATAGACTGGTACTGGAAGGAATATCTCCTGTGGTTAATAAGTATGATGGTCGCACGAAACAGGGTAAAGAGTTTCAAGAATCAAACTCTGATGCTATCTCAGTTAAAGAAGCTGATTTGGTGTGCGCTATGGCCGAGCAGGTTCGCCCGTACTTTTCTGGTCCGGGAGAAGCAGAGGTCTCCTATTTCTGGGAGGACATAACTGAACCAGATCCTGTTATGTGCAAGTGCAGGCCAGATTGGGTCGAGGATGGAGTAATCTATGACCTGAAGACCACAAGGCGTGATGCTCGCCTTTTCTACTATGATGTTAAAGACTATTCGCTCGACATTCAAGCCGCATGGTATTTGCGGGGCGTTGGATGTTTTGAGCCAGTCTATGCTTTCAGGTTTGTTGTTGTGGAGAAGGATCCACCTCATGGAGTTATGGTGTATGAGATTGGTGATTTGTCATATGCAGGCGAAAGAATTAATGAAGCGCTTGCGAAGTATCGAAAATGTGTAAAAACGGGAGAGTGGCCGGGCTACTCGAGCGAAATTATAGTGCTTGATATTTAACATATATAAAGAAAGGAGAGAAAGAACAATGGCACAGAATCGCAAAAAGGTTGGTTACGGGTATATCGGACAGTCAAGTTACTGGAAGCAGGATTCTAATAAGCCTCGGTATTACGGAAAGATTACGGTTAATGGTCAGGACCTGGAGTTGGCCGGCTGGGATAAAAACAAGAATGGAAAAAAGTATGTCTCAATTCAAATTTCTGAAATAGTAGAGGCGGGAGCAGTAGCAAGGGACGAAGAAGCCCCTTTCTAGAATACTGAAGGAGGATGAAGAGAATGGGCAAGGCAACGAAGCATGATTCAGGTAAAAAAATCAGGCCGGAGCTCTTGCCCTTCAAAGCCACAGAGGAAGTGATGAAAGTTTTTACCTTTGGCGCGGAGAAATATGGTGATTTTAACTGGCGTAAAGGACTTGAATTTTCTCGGCTTTGGGGAGCAGCTCAACGGCATCAGATGGCTTTTTGGCAAGGACAGGATCTTGATGAAGAGAGTGGTTTACCACACATTGCTCATGCAGTAGCAAACTTGATGATGCTGATGGAAATGGGCAGCGAATGGGATAACAGGCCATATAAAGGTAAAGGAGAAGACAATGAACGCAACTACAGCAACAGTGATAGCGACAACGACGGCAGTGATGACTGCGATATTGACGATAGTGATGATTACGAAAGAGTAAAGAGACTTGTCTCTTTTTCCTTACCATAAAAAAAGAAGAGGGGTATAAAAGAGTGAATATAATAAAGAAAAGACTAGACACAGATACTGCAACACTCATACCATTGAGCGATGTTCATGTTGGGCATCGAGATTTTGATGAATCTTACTTTAAGAATACAGTTGACTGGATAGCGGAGAAAGGAGCTTACACTATACTGCTTGGAGATATGATTGACGGAATAAGTAAAAAGGATCGAAGGTTCGAGAATGACTCGATTGATCCTAGGTTCCGCGACAAGATTGATAATCTCCATCACGAGCAGGTTAAATATTGTCTTAAGCTTTTGGAGCCTCTCAAGGAAGCTGGACTTATTATCGGTATCTTGACCGGTAATCATGAAACTACCGTAAAAAAGCAGTTTTCATATGATCCGACGCAAGTTATGGCTGAAGCTTTGGATGTGCCGGTTTTGACAGATCCCGGATACGTGGTTTTGCAGTTAAGTGCTGCAGGATCAAAGCACTCAGCTAGAATTTTTTGTACGCATGGAGTTTTTCTCGGCGGCCGCTATGTTGGTGGTCAGGTAAACCGTATGGCCGCTCTGGCGAATGATTTTGCTGCTGACATATATTTAGCTGGCCATACTCACCAGCGTTTCCTGGTCGGCCGGCATAGAGTTGGTCTTTCGAAGAACTTCAAGCTCGAAACGCGTAAATATTTTATTGCAAACACCGGAAGTTTTCTCCGGACATATGATGAGAAGCTTACTGACACTTGGGGGTCTCGACTGTGTTTTAGTCCACAGGTCCCTGGGGTTGTGCGTTTCGATTTTTATGTTAAAAGTAAGGGCGGAAGAAGATATCTCGATATTCACGGAAGAGAATAAACAAGAGAATAAAACAACCGGGGCGGAGACTAACTATCTTCGCCCCAAGGAGGTTGCGTATGGAAAGAAAGAGCGTTTACATTCAGAAGATGGAGGAAGGCAAAAAGGGCTGGCTTAACCTTATAAAGTGTTTAGATTTAGATGCAGAAAGGCTGGTAAAATTTTTTGAGGAACAAGATCCTGATTGCAGGTTTAGGATTTGGACTGGCAAGGAGAAATAAAAAAGGAGGCACAAAGAAAAATGGGGGGAAAAATGTATGGAGAATCGCATCATAGATATAGGCATGGGCATCATGTAAATAGCAAACCAAGTCCGACTTATCGATCTTGGCAAGATATGAAAACGCGCTGCCAGAATCCTAACTATCCTCAATTTAAAGATTATGGCGGGCGCGAAATTATTATCTGTGACCGTTGGATGGATTTTGCTAATTTTCTCGAGGATATGGGTGAGCGTCCCGAAGGCAAAACTCTCGATCGTATTGATAATAACGGCAACTATGAGCCAGAAAATTGTAGATGGGCTACTAGAAAAGAGCAAGCTCAAAACCGGAGAGAGATAAAAGATCAGAAGCATCAATATCTCTTTGTTGGAATGGATTCACAAGGTACAATGATCGTGTCTAACAATCAAAGCGAATTTGCCAGACAGTATGGGTTAGATTACAGACAAATTAATGCTTGCTTAAACGGCAGACAAAAAACCCACAAAGGTTGGAGATTTAAGCGAATTCCAACTCCTCTTAACTAAAAATACCACTCCTGTCAGGTTTACCCCTCCTCACCTCGCCCCACTTCTGTGGGGCTTTTTATTTTTTCCGCAACTGAGCTTTTAAAAGGAACTTAAAGATCCAGAAGCATGATAAACAGAGAAACGACTCCTGTTGTAGCTGTACAGATCAGCCAGATAACCCCTTTCTGCACAGTCTCTAAGCGAGTAAGCCTATGTTCTACAGCAATTGTTAATTTCTCAAGTTTTTCCTCAATCCTATTCAGTTGTTCACTCATTTGCTTGTACTCCAGTACCTTTCTGCTTCATAGAGCGCCTTTTTAAGTGCACGAATGCCTATTAATCTATCATTATTCTCCTTCGAAAGACGTCTAATCGTCCTCTTTAATCTTTTGATTTCTTCAGGGTCATCTGCCTCTTCTAGCTTTTTAAATGCTTGATCGAGTGTCTTGATTCCCTTATTATACTCTTTTGTCGATTCGGCTTTTACGCTTGATAAAGCAGCTGTAAATAAAGTTTCGGCAGGCAAGTTGTTTCTGATACACCCTTGGAAGACTTCTTTAATAAAGCGCCTGCCGTCCTCTTCGTCTCGCTTTTTTAAGCCTACCATAAAGAGTTTCATAGCCTTGTAGCGGCTTAGTCCTTTTGAGCTTGGTAAAGCGATATCAGTAGCATGTGTTTCTTTATCTTCAATAAAGAGCGAGCGCGTACTAAACGGTAGAGGTGACTTTAGGATTAACTTTGCAATTCCTTCTACCCGTTCCCAACTCTGTGCATCAGCGATCTCTTTATTTTTAAATCCAGATGGTGAGTAACCGGTGAATATTTCACTACCTAATTGGATAGCAGGCGAAAGCTTTCCTCCGAGCTTTTTAAGAGATGCGGTTATTGGACTGAAGTTAATGTCATCCATTAGAAGCTCAGGGAGTTCTCTAAATTGCTTCCCCCATCTGATATATCTCTCTGTTCCATCTTCATATCTCCCAACAAAGAGGTGGGTTTGATGGCCAATTGTATTTCCCGTAAGTGTATAATTAAGGATAGATGTTTTTCTATCTAGATAGAACTCTGGGTGTTCCTCTTCATCTTGCTTCCGGAAAAAGGCGTTAAGTAAATTAACCCCAACACCAAAATAAAGAGCTGCCCTAAGCCAGAAATAAGTACCAGCTTTTTGCCGCAGGGCGCCCGTTTCTTTGTAGAGCTTACCCATCCCCGTAACTGCCAGTGCTTGCCGAAGGGTAGATAATGTCCAGTCAGGAGAAAGGAGAGCCAGCCTTGCTAACTGTAATGTCTGTGGTGAAACCATCATGATGTCCCAGTTTTGGCCGCCGAAAGTGTCATTAACTAGCTGGGCAATCTCTCTTTTTTGGAGTTCTATGTTCTTACCTGGCTTCAGCTTACTAACAGCAGATTCATAGGCATAGAGTTTCAAATTGTCGTGGAGATAATCCCACAGGATTTTATCCCACACAGAGTTGCTCTTTGCCATAAATTTCGCAGCTTTTCCTATAAGTTTTTTGTTCTCAGTTTTCCGCGCCCATTCATTCATCATTTCCTGAATATGAGCCACAGGGATATCGGCAGTTGCACCCAGCTGCACGCCATGGCTTATTGCGTCTTTAGCGAGAGGGATATTCTTGAAAGCAACATGCTCCCCTTTCTTGAGTGCTTTGTAAAGGCTTGGGATATCTCCATATATCTTAAGGGTCTTGGCCGGTCCCATGAAAGCTATCCCCGTTTCGCCAAGTGCCATATGGTGAAACAGTGAGAGGCTCAGCTTGGTCTTTTTGAGCAGGCCATTAACCGTTTCCAGCGCATTTACAATTGGGTGATCGAACCGCTGGGCAAAAATAACATCCAGAGGTTTCTTGAGATCAGGATGTACTTTTACTGGCAGCTTGAGCAGAGTGTTCGTTTGCTCTCTGATAGTATTTTTCGCCTGTTTCTCGAAGTCAAAGTCGATTAACCTTTCAAGAGCTCCGTCCTTCTCCATTCTGACGAGCGCATCTGCAGTTGCACCTGGGGCGATCCGGTGTGCTTCCTTGGGGTCCGTCAATAGCATAGCGAAAAACTCAGCTATCTGCTCTGATGGAGTCTCAGCGTACCTCTCGCCTTGATGCTTTTCAATGCGAGCCTTATTGAGATTAAAGAGCTCTGTCTTGTGGGCTTCCAGGAATGCAGGTCCTAGATTGAGAGCTTGATCAATGTGGTGGCCAATCTCATGCGCGATAACATGATTATCTGCTATCCTTCTGAGTCTAATAGTGGGCTGCTCTCCTCCTGTGTAGGTGCCGAGGACCTTGGCCGCTGCAGGTACCCTCCGCTCTAGGGCAACACCCATATCTTTCAGCAGATTTTCCAGCTCGAGAGAAATATCTTCAATTTCACGAACTTCACCAGGCTTGAATAAAGGCTTCCTTAGCGCAGGATGGTCCATAAATACCCAATCCTGTGGAGCCTTGTCTGCTCTCTGAATTAGTGAAACTCCTTCCCGCTGAAGTTTATTCAGTTTTTCAACAAATTGATTATTCGCTATTACGCGATTCGTGACATTGTCGTGTATCCTAATGATTTCTGCTATGTCCAGGGTCTTAGGCTTGTAGCCGAGGCGGATCCCCTCTTCCAAGGTGTCGATAAATCTCTTTTTCAAGAAGCGGTTCTGGGTAATAAACCAAGAGGTAATCTCGTTCTTCTTTGCTTTCGGTACATCCCATATATGCGTAACATAGTTTTCAATTTCCTGGACAGACATGTCAGGATTGTATTTCTTGATTTTCTCCCACCCTTCATGGAAGTGCTGCCTAACATCTTCGGCAATACCTTTCAGCTCTTCAACGTTAATCTTCTCCAAATCAGGTCGGCCGAGCTCTTTCGGCACTTTGGTTTTCTCTATAATGAAGGGAATTACTTCGCGCTGCTCTTTTGTTGTTTTTTGTTCGATTTCGTTAATGAAAAGATTGGTTTTGTAATTTTCTAGGTTGAGATTATACCGCCTCTCACGTATAAATTCAGCAATTATCCTCTTAGCGTCCTTCTTGTCTGCTACTTCAATTCCTTCCTTCTTTTGCTTGATAACCTCTTCTTTAGACACCTTCTTGTACA